AAAGACAGACGAATTGATTTGCATCCCCGTGACAAATCCACTGTTTGCTTTAAGGTCATTCCACAATTTCCCTTCGGTGTACCCGCCGATCCATTGACCACCCTCCGACAATGGGGCCTGAGATGTCGCGAACGTGGAGTAGTACGAGTTCACCGAGTAACCCTGCCCCTGCTGATATCCTTCACCCCATCCGAAATCCCCGCGAAGTTCAAATCCTGCAAGGCGGGGGTCCGCAATTTGTTCCCATTCCAAGTGAATTTTATCGGTATAGGTGCATCTCGCGTCTACAAACACCGGAGTTGGCAACGTAGGCAGGACAGGAGCCCCCCCGATGGTTATCGCAATTGATTTCGCCCCCAATGAGAAGGGGGAATTGGTAGGGCTGACGAGGAAATAGTAGGTCCTTCCTATATCGTACCCCCACGACTGATGCGACGTGCCGTGTTCCGTCGCTATGTAACGGTATGAGGGCTCGTCCATCCTTCTGACGTAAACGGTGCAAGGGGAGACATAGCCACGCCATGAAAGAGAGACCCCCGAGGTATATCCATCCCTGTATATCTCGATGGCTCGTAGGTCGGTGATTAGGTCAGGTATGGGCCACGGAACCGGGGGAGGCACAGTGACGGAATCCGAGTAGATATCGGCGCTGTACTCCACCGCCGTGATCGTTCTCCTCAAGTCTCCCGATCTGCTGATTCGGACAACACGGAAGTATTTCGTGACAAGATTCTGATTGCCAACGGAGTACAAAGCGTTAGCGGCAGGAGTGTTCGTCCACGTTCCCGAAATGGTAACGGTACGGTTCGAGTAGGAGGATACGAGTTTTTCCTCTATCACGTCCGTCGTCTGGTGCTTCACTCGGACATATAGAGTCCCCCCCGTAACGATGTCCCTGTCTACAACGATAGTATTCGACGTTGCTGACACGACCCGCCCACCCTCGGCCCATTGTGGAAGATCGTGTTGCACTTGCACGAGGTCGCCCGGGAAACAGGCGAGCGCGTCCACGTCGCAATCCCACGATGCGGTGAGGGTTATGTAACGATTGCAGTTGAGGAAGAATTTCCCGTGCTTCGCCGCCATGTCCCGGTTCGTGCAACCGTACAGGATGACGCTCGCCGTCTTGACCGGCTCGGTGGTCGTGTCGAAGTCGGCGGCGTAGACCGTCAATGCGGTCCTTTCCCAACCTATGTCCTCATCGTAGTACTCGACCTCAACACAGTTGGCGCGATCCGAGAACGAAAGCCATTCCTCCCTGAACGAGTCGGAGACGATATTGCCAACGGTGAACAGGAAACTCTGCACCGGAGCGGATTCAAGTTTGTCCACGAGTACCGTGTACTTGCTCCCTATTTGTACGACGACCCCGCGCCCGAGCGAGGCGATGGAGTCGAGAGCGGACCTCATGGAAACCGCTGTGTCGAGATAGATGTTTACGGTCTTTGTGTTGGCGGTACAGAATGTCGCCCACGCCTCGAACGCGGGGATATCTATCTTGCTGATGTCCACCCCGGCTCCGTAGCGATCATTCGTCAGTAGGTCAACACACGCCCACGCGGGGTTGTTTGAGGGCTTACTTCCGAAATATGGTAGCGTGATGTTCCCACGGTCGATGACGATTGAGACTGTCGGCATCCCACCGGAAAGTTGATCGGTAGCCAAGGCATGTAAACCGAGCAACGCAGTATTTGGATAGATGAAATCATCCGGGATGGCTTCCCCGAGGGACTCCCAATACACGTCGGCAACAGTGGTAGTTGTCGTTTGGTAAGGGACTTCAAGTTGCATCCTCACGTCGTATTGTCCGACGGGAACGGGATAGCAAAATCCTCTGCGAATCGCCGCCGTTTGTCCACCGCTTATATCTATGTGATCTTGGGCGACCGTCGACCACTGCCAATACCCGCCCGCGTCCGGATAACCCGGCCCGGTGCCGACGGCGAGCCAGTGGTATATGTAGACCTTGTTAGGAAATTCTCCGTCCATCACTGTCGGGTAATACTTTTCTCCTTCGTAATGTCCTGTTGTCCCGTGATCCTCCAACTCAAGCCAGTTGTTGTATGTTTTTCCGTTGATGACGTTGTAGATTTGATAAAAGAATCCACCCGACCAATGTGCGACCGCGACGTTCAGCGGAACCTTCGTGTACCCTTGAACGCGGGTCCATGCCCCGGATTCCGGTACCTTGCGGATTTCGACTTTCACGCCGACGGTGCAGAGAGACAACGCCCCGCCTGCCCCGAGAGTCCCGAGACCTCCGGGGGCCACTAAGCAGAAATTTAGGTACTGAACTGCGTCCCCGGTAGTCCTTCTCGTGATCCAGTTGGTATTCGATACCAACTTCACCCCTACGGCGGTTTCCGACCATGTGTTCTCGAACCCTTGTATCAAGGGCTGTTCCGTTGATGAATTCTTCCCTACCCGCAAGGACAAATCGACGAAATCGGTAGTTATCTGGCTTGCGGGCGTTCCGTTTATTTCAACTTTATCCAAGAGCGATGCGCCGGGGGTTGCGCTCGCCAGGGGTATGTCGACAATTTCCCCCTCGCACAAGGAGTAAAGAACCCCAAGGTACTGCTTGTTCCCCCCGACTGTCGTGTCGATGTACTTCGAGATGATCGGAGGAATGACTTTCCGCAACCCGTAAAGAATAGGAACAGGTACGCCTTGCGCCGTGCTGTTCGGACCCGAATCCCACGCGTAGTTCGTGCTTGCCCCCACCGCCGCCGCATCCGGAACCTGATACGGCAAAAGGGAGTTAATTAACATTTGTCCTGCGATGCCAACACCCGCCGCAAGCGTTCCCGCGATGACGTTCGTAAGCAGAGTGCCTTGTACAAGTCCTGTCGCTCCAACTTCTGCAAAAGCCCCACCGTACCCTATAAGTGCATCTGAGGTAGCACCATAGGTGGCTATGGTGATTGCGACGAGCGCGAGCATGGCAACGACGCGGCCCACGTTCTTGCCGCCCCCGCTTCCTTGCGGGACAACGCAGAACGCCACGGAATCTCCCGCGAGCAATATCCTTTCCGCATAATCGTTTCCGGCCTGTTCCTCCCCATTGATCGCTACGGCGAGTTCGTACCCATCCCGGATATCTCCCGTGAAGAAATCAGCGAGATACTCCTTTACGGGTAAGTCCGGAGTGCACAGGACGGTTTTCCTTGAATAGAAAGCGTCGAATGGATTATATACGCAGGTTACGATTACTCGGTCCAACGGTAGTACCCCCGGATCCTGTGTTTTATGAACGGGTGGTTGATCCGCATAATTACTGATCCCATCTTCGCCATCGTGTGAAGAATACGCGTATCGTCTACGGCGTATCCGAAGTGTTGCACAACGTCAGGGTAATTGGGGTCTATCGCCATCGCGACCACGTCTCCCTCTTCCATCGTGTCTGTCTTTGTCCATCCTCCGACAGCGAGGGAAAACTCTCCGTGTATGTCAACCGTCGAGTAGCACGAAACACGGAAGTCCTGTATGTCGATGGAATTCTTTTTCATGGCGAGCATGATAAGCCCCCAACAGTCAACCCCCACCGAGGGATCTCTCCCCCTGTCCGAGAACCTGATCCCTACGAGGTCGCTATACATCCCCAAGTTTTATCCCCGTGCTCCCGATGCCCGGGAACCCTCCGAACCTTACTGAGTTCGATCCCCCCGACATCGCTCGGCAAGCGGAAAGAGTTTTTCCGCAAGTGGCGGTCGCCCCGGAGTATCCACACTGGGTAGACTTGAACACCCAACGGCATTGATTCCTGAGTACGCGGTTCAGCGGGACACGCTTCCTCCACGGGTTGCTTGCCCCGATGGTGAACGTGGCCCATTTCGAGTCGGTTGTAATCTTGTCCAGATCGAAGGCATGTTGCGTCTCCGGGGTTCCGCTCGCGAGATTCTTCGTGTTGACGATGTAGATAACACAGGTGATTGGAGAGTACCCGTTCGTCTTGCAGTAGAGATCATATGCTTGGATGTACTGTTCCATGACGCGGCTTTCGTTGCCTATCTTGATGGACAACGAGGGGACCTCCCCCCTCCCGTCCTCAGATATGTCTCCCAATTCAAACGGGAACGCCGTCCACGTCGTTCCGACTCCCGTGGGCCAAACCACGTTCTCGGTATTTGACGCGACTCTCAGGGGAGTGCCAACCCCGGGGATTGTTGCCTCCAAGAACGCGACAAATACGCTGTCCGTGCCAAGTTTGTTCTTCTCGGTGATCGCGATTGAACTTAATGTCTGGGGCATTTATGCTTCCTCGACCGAGATTGTCACCGCACGGAAACCGGGAGCAACGATTTTCGACCGGAGATACCCGTCGCTGAATCGAAGGTTCATATACTCTCCCGTCACCGCATGGGACATGGTGAACGTGCTCCCCATGTTGGAGTTGACAAATGATTTCATGGTCTCGAATTTGGAATCCGACAGGATGGACCACTCAAGTTGGAATAGTCGCCTTCCACGGGTCGCCGTGGGCCGGGATTGGACGTACCCCGCCTCGAACTCGGACTTCACCTGTGCGCGATAGAAGTCGTCCGTCATCCCGTAGGACGGAGGCCCGATTGAGTTTACCGGCCAGTCTGCCATATCATCTCCCCATAGCCGTTCTTAGTCCGTAACTGTTCCGGTTATATGCGTCGAGCCACGCCGTCACGACCAACGCCTGACCGTCTAATTTCGCGGCACTCTTGGTCACCGCCATCCTCTGCCCGGATTCATTGATGATTTGCACCTGCACGTTACCCGATCCCCCGTCTCCAGCGACTTGCACGCCCAAATCGCCTCGCGAGGTTCGTTTCAGAGGCAAGATTCCCTCCGGACCGGCCTCCCCAAGCATACCCACGCCTTGGGAAAATCGGAACAGGCGGGGGCCATCGAATACGTTCCCCTTCGCGTTCTCGGTGATGTAGGGAGTTCCCCCTCCGCCGAGGGCCCCGCCGATCCACTTCCCGATCGTGTTCATCAGGCCGCCCTCTGTTTTCATCCGGGCCTGCGTCTGGATCCACTCGGTGAGCATGTTCGCCATCGCACGACTGAAAGACGCGGCGATCAGGTCGGCGAAGTTATTGAAATAGTCCGACAGGGATTTCAAACTTCCCTTGAAGGTGTCCATGAAGATCCCGCTGAACTGCGACTCCATGCCCTGGGCCATGTCAACCCAGA